GGCAAGTGGGAAAGACCGAATAACATATTAAACAACTGGCGCGTTACGAAAACGACACTAAGACTCGGTAGCAGAGTCGTAGGAAAGTGTATGATGGGAAGCACGTCTAACTCTTTGGAAAAAGGAGGCGACAATTTTAAAAACCTATATTATGAATCCGATGTCACAAAAAGAAACCGCAATGGACAGACTAGCTCGGGACTATATAGTTTGTTCATACCTATGGAATGGAATTACGAGGGATACATCGATATGTATGGATTACCTGTATTCGAAACGCCAAGCGAGAAGACTTACGGACATGATGGCTATCAGATAAAAATAGGAGTAATAGACTATTGGAGCAACGAAGTAGAGGGTTTGAAAAACGATCAGGACTCGCTAAACGAATTTTATAGGCAGTTTCCAAGAACGGAAAAGCACGCCTTCAGGGACGAGACAAAGCATTCTCTTTTTAACCTGACAAAGATATACGAGCAGATAGACTATAACGAAGGTATAAGAGGATCCTCTATAGTCAACGTTGGAAACTTTCAGTGGAAGTCCGGCGTTAAAGATACCTTCGTTGAATTCATGCCTAACCGCAACGGAAGATTCAAGGTTACGTGGATACCTGAGCTCAATATGCAAAACAGGTTTGTATTGAAGAGTGGCGTAAAGTATCCGGCCAACGAACATATCGGCGCTTTCGGTTGCGACAGCTACGATATATCAGGGACGGTAGATAGGCTAGGTTCTAATGGCGCTCTTCACGGTGTCACAAAGTTTTCTATGGAAAACGTACCGACAAATAGAGTTTTTCTGGAATATGTGGCTAGGCCGCAAACCGCGGAGATATTCTTTGAAGACGTTCTTATGGCAATAGTTTTTTACGGAATGCCTTTGCTTGCGGAAAACAACAAGCCAAGGCTTCTTTATTACTTGAAGAGAAGAGGATATAGAGGATATTCAATGAACAGGCCGGATAAGGTATGGTCGAAACTTTCGGTTGCAGAAAAAGAAATAGGCGGAATACCTAATTCAAGCGAAGACATACGGCAGGCTCATGCCGCAGCGATAGAAAGCTACATAGAAAACTACGTAGGAATGACCGAAAAGGGATACGGAGATATGTACTTTCAAAGAACACTGGAAGATTGGGCCAAGTTTGACATAAACAACAGAACAAAGTTCGACGCATCGATAAGTTCCGGGCTGGCACTTATGGCATGCAATAAAAATTTATACAAACCCATAAAAGAAAGACGCACCGCCAAGATAGACTTTGGCATAAAGAGATACGACAATAGGGGAGTAAGATCAAAAATAATATAACGGATGAACAACAAAGCTATAAAAACCGCTTTTCCTAGCCAGGCAGTGCCTGATATGGAGAAAGCGAGCGCTGAGTACGGTGCCAAGGTCGGAAAGGCTATAGAGCACGAGTGGTTCACGAGCAATAACGCTACCTACAATAGGTACGGAAAGTTCAAGGAATCTTTTCACTCACTTAGGCTTTACGCAAGAGGCGAGCAGTCAATAAAGAAGTACAAGGACGAGTTGTCTATAAACGGCGATTTATCTTATCTGAACCTGGACTGGAAACCTGTTCCAATCATACCTAAGTTCGTAGATATAGTGGTAAACGGTATGGCCGATAGGGCTTATAACATAAGTGCGTATTCGCAAGACCCGTTTTCAGTAGTTAAAAGAACAAGGTACTTAGAAAACATGATGGCGGACATGCAGGGAAAGTCCATAAAAGAGGAAGTTAAAAACGTTATGGGTATTGATACCTTCAATAACGACCCCTCTATAGTGCCCGAAACGCCCGAAGAGCTAAGCCTACATATGCAGCTTAACTATAAGCAAAGCGTAGAAATAGCGGAAGAGGAGGCTATAAACAGCGTTTTCGACAAAAACAAATACGATACGATACGCGACAGATTCAATTATGACCTTACTGTTATAGGTATAGGCGCCGTAAAAACTTCATTCAACAAGGCAGAAGGCATAAAGATAGAGTATGTTGATCCTGCCGATATGGTTTATTCACCTACGGAATCTCCGTTTTTTGACGACATATATTATGTTGGAGAGGTAAAAGACGTATACGTAAACGATCTCAAGAAACAGTTTCCCGAACTTACAGATAAACAGCTGGAAGAATACAGAGGATACTACGGGGGGTATACCAATAGATCCGACTATAGAGGAAAAGCGGATGACAACAACACTATAAGAGTTTTGTATTTCGAATATAAGACTTACAAAAACCAAGTGTATAAGCTGAAAAATACGCCGACCGGTGGACAAAGAGCCGTTAAGAAAGACGATACGTTCGATCCGCCTGAAAACGATATGTTCGAGAAAATAGACAGAGCCATAGAGGTGGTATACGAAGGTGTAAAGATATTAGGCAGTGGAGACAAGATATTGAAATGGGAGCTTAAGAAAAACATGATGCGTCCTAAAGCCGATACTACAAAAGCTATAATGAGCTACGCTATAGTGGCACCAAGAATATATCAAGGAAGAATAGAGTCTTTAGTAAGTAGAGTAACTGGTTTTGCTGATATGGTTCAGATAACACATCTTAAATTACAGCAGGTTCTTGCCAAAATGGTTCCAGATGGAGTTTACCTAGACGCAGACGCATTAGCCGAAATAGATTTAGGAAACGGAACTAACTACAATCCGCAAGAGGCGCTTAACATGTACTTTCAGACAGGTAGCGTAATAGGAAGGTCTATGAATCAGGACGGTGACTTCAATAGAGGAACCAGGCCTGTATCGGAACTAACATCAAGCGGCAAGAACAATAAGATAGCATCTCTTATACAGACATACAACTATTATCTGCAAATGATAAGAGACGTAACCGGATTGAACGAGGCGAGAGACGGCGCGTTACCCGATGAAAGAGCATTAGTTGGTTTGCAGAAGATGGCTGCGGCTAATTCAAATACAGCGACTAGACACATACTAAATGGTAGCCTTTACCTTACTTTATCAACGGCTGAATGTATATCAATGCGTATCGCTGACGTTATAGAGTACTCCCCAACTAGAGATTCTTTTATAAGGTCGTTGGGTAAGTTCAACGTATCAACGCTAAACGAAATGGCTAACTTGCATCTGCATGACTTCGGTATATTTCTTGAGCTTGCACCAGATGAGGAAGAAAAGCAAAGACTTGAAAACAATATACAGGTGGCGTTGCAATCGAAGCAGATACATCTGGATGACGCTATAGACGTTCGCGAGGTGAAAAACATAAAGCTAGCGAATCAACTGCTTAAAATCAGAAGACTGAAAAAACAAGCAACAGATCAGCAATTAGCGCAACAGAACATTCAAGCGCAGGCAAACGCCAACGCACAAACAGCAGAAAGAGCGGCGGCTGCGGAAATGCAGAAACAACAGGCTCTTGCGCAAACAGAAATACAGATTCAGCAATCTAAGTCCCAATTCGAAATACAGAAACTGGAAAGAGAGGCGGCGATAAAGAAAGAGCTTATGGAACTTGAGTTCAGCTTTAACTTAAGATTGAAAGATGCTGAGGTAGCTGGAATCAAAGAAAGAGAAAGAGAAAAGGAAGACAGAAAAGACGAAAGAACGAAAATACAAGCAACACAGCAGAGTGAGCTGATAGAACAGAGAAAGAAAGAGACCGGGCCGAAAAACTTCGAGTCAGCAGGTTTCGACAATCTTGGTGGCTTTGGCTTGGAGCAGTTCGAACCAAGATAGCATTAATTATATAATATCATATTATGGCAAATACTGAAAAACAGGAAGATGTTATTCAAGAGGTAGAGAACACGGAAGTAGCCGTGGCGGAAACCAAAGAAGAGCAGAAGCCCGCTGAAGATAAACCGTCGTACAGCGAAAAAACAGAAGACGGAACTATAAAATTAGATTTATCAAAATTAAAAAAATTTCAAGATGAGTCCACTGAGAAGCAAGGCACAGATGAGATACCTGTTCGCGACGAACCCGACTTTGGCGGAAAAGTTTCTGAAGAAAACGTCGAAAAGACAACTGAAGAGCCTACCGAAGAAAGTAAGGAAGAAGAAAAGGAAGAGATAGTATTAGAGGAGGTAACAGATGAAACAGATACAACTGACGAGGCAGGAGTGGCTGGAGGCGCTGAAAATGCCTACGCCCCACCGCAACAAGAAGAAATATTACAGGAAAAAGAAACACAAGAACCAGCAGTAACACTTCCGGATAACATACAAGAAGTTGTAAAGTTCATGGAAGAGACTGGCGGTAGCTTAGAGGATTACGTAAGACTAAGTGCCGATTACTCAAATATAGATAACGATACTCTACTTAAGGAGTATTACAAAACGACTAAACCACATCTTAACATGGAGGAGATAAACTTCCTTATGGAGGATAACTTCCAGTTCGATGAGGAGCTTGACGAGCCAAGAGACATAAAGAAAAAGAAATTGGCCTTCAAGGAAGAAATTGCAAAAGCCAAAAAGCACCTTACTGGGCTTAAGGATCAATACTACAAGGAAGTCAAGTTGGGTTCCAAATTGACACCTGAACAGCAAGAGGCCGTAAGCTTTTACAATAAATACAACCAAGAGCAGGAGGCTTTGATTAAAAATCAAAAAGCCAGTGCAGATCACTTCAAGAAAGCAACCGACGCCGTTTTCAACCAAAATTTCAAAGGTTTTGATTTTAACGTAGGCGAAAAGACGTATAGGTTCAAAGTAAATGACGTGAGTGGTACTAGAGAGTATCAAAGTGACATATTGAATTTCGTAGGAGAGTTCCTAGACGAAAAAAATATGATGACAGATGCTAAGGCATATCACAAGGCACTATACGC